GAGCCTTTTTTTACTGGACATACTCGATGCCATACAAACGAGGGGAATACTACTAAACTTCCTTTAGGTAATATCTCTTTACACTTTACAGGTTTTCTAGGTTTATCAGGATCTAGATTTCTAAAATCAAATTCTAATTCACCACCTTTATATTCTTTTGGATCTGATAATGTAACTGTTACAGATAACTTTCTAATTTTACCATGTGATGGATCATTAGCAGTTTCTCTAATATAAGGTTGATCCCAACTATCACAATGCCAATCATAAAATTGATCTTTAGTATATTTTGTAAATTGGCAAGATTCAGAAAAATCCCATTCAAAATTCCAACCTGCATTTCTATTTGCTTGATGAACATATGGTTGTATCTCTTTATAAATCCACCTATCATTCATCCAAACAATATCAGAATTTCTTTTCTTTTTTAAATCTTTAACTTGATTTTTATTTAATGGTCTATTACCATAACCTCCAGTAACTGCCATTTGATCTTGTAATGATTTTCCATATCGTACAATATCATCACATATTCTTTCTGGTATTGCACTTTGGAAATACCAATAATAATTTGTTAAATTCATATCCCCTATATTATACTATCGTTATTTAAAATTGTCAAGGGGTATGTTATTTAGTAATTGTTAATGTTCCTGATGCTGTAAATTTTGCTATCTTATCTCCACCTGGATGCGTAGATCCTGTAAATGCACAACAAGGACTGCCTGCAAACGTCAAAGCACTTGGGCCTCTTATAACTACAATACCTGAACCACCATTACCACCTGGGTAATTTGGAGCAGGTGCTCCTGGGCCTGGCGTACCTCCGCCTCCGCCTCCACCGCCTCCAGTGTTGGCAGATCCATTTGATCCTGCATTACCTTGTGCTGCACCAGCACCTCCACCACCAGATCCTGCACTACCACCTCCAGTAGAGCCACAGCCTCCGCCACCACCTCCGCCTCCAGCGTAAGTAGTATCAGGGCCTAATATTGTATTCGGTGCACCTGCACCTCCAGCTTTTGGGCCATCAGGAGCTGCAGCAGTAGCACCTCCACCACCTTGACCTGATTTAGGCGGATTTGATGAATGAATGGCTCCAGGATTTCCTTGAGGTGGATCTGTTGGAGGTGTATTTCCTGCTCCTCTACTATTTGGATTTGTAGCAGGGTGACCACCACCAGAACCTCCGTCTTTTCCCGCACCACCTCCAGCTTCACCTCCACCACCACCTCCAGTGGATGTTATTGTTGAAGAAAAAACTATTGATGAATCTGATCCATTTTCACCTGGATTATTTGAAGGACTAAGTGGCCCTCTTATAGGCCCACCTCCAGAACCTCCAGCACCCACAGTTATTGTATAAGTACCTGTTGTTTCTGATCCTAATGCTGATCCTCGTAATGGGGATGGCCCATAACCAGTAGCTCTATAACCGCCAGCACCACCACCAGATCCTCCTTGAGGATTTGTGTTTCCTGTTGGGCCAGCTCCAAAGCCACCGCCACCACCACCAGCGACTACTAAATAATCTAAGTCAACTCCTAAAACTACACTTCCATCAGGCCATGTGCCTTGTTGTCTAGCTCTTAATTGACTTTTTAAATTCCATACACCACTTGCTTTGTTTAATTCTTTTACTATAACTATGCCAGAGCCTCCTGCTCCTGAATTTCTACCACTTCCAGGATTAGGTGTTTGACCTCCTGCACCTCCACCACCACCTCCAGTGTTGGCTGTACCTGCTGTTCCTACTTGTGCTCCTTTACCACCTGCACCTCCACCACCAGGCCCTCCAGCACCTGCACAGTTAGTTCCTGGATTTCTACAATATGTAGCACCACCTCCACCTCCTGCATAAACTCCACTATTAGGTAAACTTGTTCCTGGATATAAAGGACTAATATCTGTTCCTGCTCCACCAGCTCCAGCAGAACCTCCTGGATATGCTGAAGCATTACCTCCAACAGCTCCTGCTCCACCGCCACCACCGCCACCACAAGTGTTTGGCCCTGCAGCTTGTCCTACACCACCATTATTTCCTTGACCAGATATTCCTGTTCCAACAGTACAACTAGCGGCACTTCCACCACCTGATCCTCCAGGTACTCCCTCAAGTGAAGCTGGTGTACCAGGATGAGGTGCACCCCCACCACCACCACCTGTAGTACAGGCACTTCCTGCACTAGATGTATTTCCAGGATTTCCTTGTCTTTGACTTGGCCCACATGCTAAAGCACCGCCTCCTCCAACTACTACTGGTATTGTTCCTGGAGCACCTGCATCTATTGATGGAAATGTTTTTAATCCTCCAGCACCGCCACCACCAGCACCAGTACCTTCACCTTGATTAGAACCACCTGAAGCTCCGCCTGCTACTATGGTTGCTTGAATAACTCTAGTTGCTGGTTGAGCACAAATGTTTCCTGATGAAGTTTTAACTGTAACAGTACACTTCCCAAAAGAAGTTAAATTTCTTTTACCAATGATTCCACCATTAGTTCTAGGCATTTATTAGTCTCCTATTAAGATGTCCAAGCCGATCCGTTCCAATCGTAAACTGTAGGTGTTTCTGCTGTGTCGTTAGATTTAGTTGCTTCCCAACCTGTATTATTGTCAGCTTGATACTTAGTCTCATTCCATCTAATCATATAAGTAAAACCAGATCCAGATTTAACTGATGGATATGTAATTGGTGCTTGCCAATCATCACTACCATCTAGTGACCAAGATGCATAAGGTTGTGGTGTAATAAATTTATTTTTGGATGCATCATATCTATAACCAATACCTGCGTATTGTTTTCTAAAGTTATTGTTATAAGATGTTTGCTTCCAAGTACCCCCTTTGAAAAAATTAACACACCATGTTTCACCATCAATGTGTTCATCTGAAGGTACACAATCATTACCCACAACTACAACTCTTTTTACAATCAAATGTGTATCTGATGTAAAACCAGTTGGGTCGGTTTTTGATTCTAACTCTGCAAAATGTGCCATATGTTTTTTCCTCCGTTATAAAAAAATTCTGTTATGAAATTGTTAATGTTCCTGATACTGTAAATCTAGCTACTTTCTCATTGCAACTACCTACACAAGAACTTAATGTATTTGTTCCTGGTGCAACTGTTGCACTAGTTGGCCCTGGGAATCTTAATACTACAACTCCTGAACCTCCTTGAGAACCTGCTCCAAATAAACCTCCACCACCAGCTCCTCCACCAGTATTTACAGTTCCTGCTGCTCCAGCAGTACAACCAGCTTTTGATCCATCACCTCCGCCACCAGCTCCGCCACTTCCAGCAGAACCAGATGCAGCACATCGTTTTCCACCGCCACCACCTCCAGCGACTGTAACATCTGAACCTGTTATTGTATTAGGAGCTCCTGCTCCACCATTACCTCCAGATCCTGCACTAGCATTAGATCCAGCAGCGGTTGCTCCACCACCTCCACCAGCTGCATTGTTAGCAGCGTTAGGTTGTGCTCCTGCTCCGTTACCTCCAGCATTACCTTGAGGTGGATCTACAGGAGGTGTATTACCAGCTCCTCCAGGTGAAGTAAATGCTCCTCCACCACCAGATCCTCCAGCAACTCCAGCTGAACTATTGCCTCCTGGAGGTGCTCCACCACCTCCACCACCACCAGCTCCTACTATATTTAAAATTGAAGAAGGTGAACCATTAGATCCACATCTAGGTGAACATCCTCCTGCTCCACCAGCTCCTACAGTTACTGTATATTTTCCTGGTGGTAAACTTAATGCACATCCTCTTAAAGGACTAGGCCCAAAACCAGAAGCTCTGTAACCTCCAGCTCCTCCAGCTCCAGCAGGGTTTTCTGATTTACCAGAACCACCGCCACCGCCTACTACTAAATAATTTGTAGTAACACCAGATCCTGTTTCTCCAACAGTTAAAGTTCCTGATGATGTAAATTTTGCAACAAAAGCACCACATGCTCCTACAATTGACCCTGCACATCCAGGGCTTACGTTTAAAAAAATTCCTGCTGAGTCAGGCACTCTTGCAATAACAACACCTGAACCGCCTGCTCCACCTACTGCTCCAGGAGGACTTCCTCCTCCTCCACCACCTCCACCACCAGTGTTTGCAGTTCCAGCGTCTCCGTCATCACCTCCAGAATTACCACCTTGACCTCCACCACCTGAACCTCCTGATCCACCAGTAGGTTGTGAATTACAATTAGAACCACCACCGCCACCACCGCCAGCATAAGTAGCTGAACCTGCAATATCATTAGGTGCTCCAGCTCCACCATTACCACCTCTTCCAGAAGCATCGTCACCACCAGTAGCAGTTGCTCCACCACCACCGCCACCAGCTCTTGAAGATGGTGCTGCTTGTCCACCAGATCCACCTGTATTTCCTTGAGGAGGATCAGTTGGAGGTGTATTACCTACTCCTGCTCCTTGTTGAAAAGCTCCTCCACCACCAGATCCACCTGTAGCTCCAGCATAACCTTGATTATATGAAGCTCCTCTACCACCACCTGTTGATGTTATTGTATTAAAACTTGAATCTGAACCAGATTGTGCAGTTGGAGCAGTTCCAGCACCTCCTGCTCCAACTGTAACCGAATAACTTCCTAAACTTAATTCTAATGCTGATCCTCTTAAAGGACTTGGCCCAAAACCTGATGCACGATAGCCTCCTGCACCTCCACCACCGCCTCCAGTAGAGCTTGATGGACTATTTGTTCCACCACCTCCACCACCAGCAACTACCATGTAATCTACTGATGCTGTTCTTGCTATCCACTCTGAATTTTTTACTTGATCGAAATGTTCATTTAATGTCCATCTACCTGATGCACATTTTGGTGTTGTTTCTTTAATTACTACTATTCCTGAACCACCACTTTTAGAATTTTTACAACTATGAAAACCTTCACCACCAGCTCCACCGCCAGTGTTAACAGTTCCTGCTGTTCCACATTTACTTGCACAAGTGCCTCCTGCACCACCACCACCTGAACCTCCTGAACCAGCAGAGCTAATTCCACCGCCACCTCCACCGCCAGCATAAGTTACACAACTTCCTGTAATATCATTTGTAGATCCTGCTCCACCATTACCACCACTTGCACCTGATGCATTAGAACCTGCACCTCCAGCTCCACCTCCACCACCACTAGATGCGTCTGGGGGAGAACTTGGAGAAGTACCTCCATTATTTCCTTGTGATGGACTTGTAGGAGGAGTGTTTCCAGTTCCACCTGGCTTATTTAATGAGCCACCACCTGAACCACCACCAGATCCACCAGGTAAGCCTGCTCTTAGTGGTCCTGAAGAACCACCACCTGCTCCACCACCATTAGATACTAAAACACCACATATAGATGAATCATTTCCTGGATTACCTTGAAGACCATCACCAGGAGGTCCTGATACTGCAACACCTGCACCGCCTGCTCCAACTGTAACTGTTATAGAAGAATTAGGTATAGAAACACAAGTTGCTGTTCTATAACCTCCACCACCTCCACCACCTGTTGAATTACCTACTGGTTGAGTAGATGAAGCACCTCCTCCACCTGCAACTACCATTACTTCTGGTATTGTTGATGTACAGTTTTTCTTTTGAAAAGTTCCAGAAGATGTAAATGTTGTAACTTTAGTAGATGGTGTGCATACTACTTTTATTGGTCCTATGATTCCGCCATTAGCCATGAATTATGTTGCCTCCTATAATTCTATCTATTATGCGTCATCTAATTCTTCGTAAGAAACAAAATAAGTTAAGTCATTTGCAGCTGATGCTGTAAAAGCTAATATATCTGTTTCATCTAAATAAATTGGATTCTCTAAAAAACTTAGGGTAGCATCTGCTGGTACTGATATTGTATTAGCAATCTTAACATAGTTAGATCCATTATCTACACTAACTTCAATTGTAATATCAGCAGCATTTGTACCATCCACGTTTGCAACAAGAATTGTATTTATTTTGGCAACCTTATCTGCTGCAACATCAACCGCTGTAGTTCTAGATGTACCATCTAATAAAGCAGTTGCGTTCTTAGCATTAATAGTTGCTACGTTTACGATGTTTGGTGTAGCCATATTATCTCCTCTTTAATTTTAACCAAATACAATTGCCATTGCAATTGCTTTTCCTACTGATGCAGCACTAGAGTTTGCATCAACATATGTTACTAATCTTGAAGCAGCAACTTTTCTATTAGTGCCTCCTGCTCCATTATCTACTATAAATAAATCTGCATCTACAAT